GTCTCCTCGGCTTGCGGGATCTCAATTTGCGGGGGAGCCTCCATCTTTGCCATGAGCTTGCTCCAGTTCGGATTCAGTAAGCAGATGGCCGCTAAATTGTAGACCTTCAAATCGAGCGCCTCGTTGAGCGCCCGGATCTTTTTGTAGAAATACCCGGTGAGCACGCCACGGTCATACTTCGAGCGCTTTTCTTCGCTCGCGATCTGCTCAAAATACTCCTCGTCATATTCTGGCCGTTCAGGAAAGTGTAGATAGCCGGGCCCGGGCTCGGTGAGCTTGAGCCGCTGAAAGATCGTATCCTTCGCCGCGACGGTGCCGAGGTGATAGAGATACACACCGGCTCCGCGCTGGCGGCTGGCGCGGGGCGGAATTAAGGGCGCGCCCTGCTGATTGCTGCCCTTGATGGCGTAGGCCCGCCCACGGTACCGGCTGACGTACCAGTAGGCCTCCTTAGTGTGGTGCCCGCCGGTATCGACCGCCACGCATTCGACGCGCAGGGCGATGCCGCAGGCGTGCAGCCGCTGCTGTTGGAGCCAGTCCGTCAGGTCTTTCCAGACTTGCGGCTGCGAGGGCGGCCCGTAGAAGCGCCGGTACTCAATCGCCCAAGACTCTTCGTCGTTGCCCCAGCCGATAATTTCCGCTTCAAGCCGATCATCCTGCACATCGACGGCCGCCGTGAGCACGAGCACGCCGCTCGGACACGGCGCGTCATAGATCTCCCGCCGCTGATAGATCTCGTTTTGGTCAACCTTCTCGCCCTTTTCCTCCCAGGTCTCCGCCAGATTCGTATTGATGAACACCTTGAGCGCCCGCACGTCCCCCGCGTCACACTTCTTTTTGGCCTCGACAAACCGCCGCGCGAGTTCAGGCCACGACAACGGCCAGCCATAGGGCATATAAAGCGAATTCAGATGAAAGGAGCGGATGGGATTGTCGGGATCTTCGTGAATCCAGCGGCCCTCGGCCAGCATGCGCACTTTGTGATGCTCGGCGATGAGTTCGCTACACCCGGAGCAGCGGTAGGCGGCCTCATGCGGCCGGATCTCGCCGTCAAACGTAAAGACGAGCTGCCCCCACTGTAAATGCTGCCAATGTTGGCACCCCGGGCACCGCACATGATACCGCCCACGGCTCCCCGCCTCATAATCCGGCTCAATACGGCTGGTGTCGGCCTCCAGCGGCGTAGACAGTTCAAAGATCTTGCGGCGCGCGAAGGTGGCCGTGCGGTTTTCCGCCAGCTCGGCGGGATGGCCTTCGCCGTCCACATCCGCCGGGTACGCATCGACCTCATCGAGCACGAGATACCGCGCCGACATAAACCGCAGGCCGACGCCGGAATTGGCGCCCGTGAACACCACCAGCCCGCCGAGGAATTCCTTACTGAATAGACTGTTGCCACTGTCCCGCGATCGCGCCTCTTTCACCTTGCCCGCGAGGCAGGGGGTCAAGTCGATCATCGGCTGGACCTTTTGCTTCGACAGCTTTTTCGCCACATCCATCGTCGGCTCGACCACCAGCATCGCCCCCGGCGCGCGATCGATGACGAAGCCGATCCAGTTCACCGCCGATTGCGTGCCGCCGATCTGCACCGGCTTCATAAAGACCACCTTCGTGCAGGGATGCACCGGCGACAGACACTGCATGATCTCGCGCAGAAACGGCGTGCGATCCGTCCGCCATTGCCCTGACTCCGCCACGTAGCTGGGGAGCTGGATGTGCCGATCCGACCACTCATCGATCGTCTGCACCGGATCAGGCCGCAAGCCCGCCCGAAAGGCCGTGGTATAGCAGCGCGCCGACGCGAGAGCCCCCATCAGCCGCCCACCCCACGCTCAGCCCGTTGCGCTCTAGATAATTCCGCGATCCGCTCACCCGCCTGGCGGCAGAGGCCTGCCAGTTCCTTGATCCTCGCCTCCCGCGCCGCGAGTGTGGCTTGAAGCTGATCGATGGTGGCAACAGCATCCCGCAAGGTTGTGCTGATAAAGAAGTCATCGTCTGTGTGCGCAACTGGAATACACATGCGCGGACCACGCCGCTCAGAACACATGGCTCCGATTCGCTCGCCAGATTGCTCAAGCCGTTCACGCAATGGCGTTTCCCGCACCCGCGCCTCTAGTGTTTCTATCGCCTTGCTTCGTTCCATCATCGCGTCTCCTCCTCGTGCATCCCGCACCAGCACCGCTTGCCCTTCGGAAACGGCCTCGTCGGCGCTCGCCCATGGCTCACCGCTCGCCGGTCCTCCCCGCACTGGTTCCGGTTGCTGAGTGCGCCGGTCAGGGCCACCGCAAACGGATGCCGATGGTCAATGGGCTCGCTCATGGCTCCCCCTTCTCCCCATCTCCATCATCATTATCGATCGCCAACGCCTCCAAAGCCTGTCTTAGCTCAGCTTCGAGAAGATCGTGCACCTTCCGCTGATCCGTCTCGGCCGCCAGGATACCAGCCAATCGCGCCGGGACGTTCAACACGGCATCCCGCACCAACCGGCCCACGCGAAATGCCTCCTCTTCGACCGCATCCTTTCGCACCAACGTCCCGACGCGCTCTTCGTATTCCAGCTCCACCAGCTTAGCCCGAAACTCTTCTTTCTTCGCCTGACTCTTGGCAATCGCTGGATCTTTGGAAGGCTCAAGATCATCGGGATCTGTTTCCCCGCCCCTCGGATCTTCTCCGGGCTTCACGTAGATCGGCGTGGAAAACTTCGCCCGGTCAGCATGCCGCGCCGCTGCCCGCATCCGATCAGCTTCCGCGAAGTCAAATGCGTGCATATAATCAATGCCCACACGCTGCAACTGCTTCGCCGCCGCCGTCTTTGTAATCCGCGCATGATTCGCATAGGCCGTGAGATAGCCGGGCCGTTTCTTTCGCTCTCCGTTGTCAACCTCGTTTCCCATTTTCTACGTAGTCAACCTGATACCTAAGACAACCTTGATTCCACCCCTGGCACTAGACGAAAAGTGCGGCTTCGCTGACCCGCATAGGTGAAATGCTGGGAAGGACCCGTTGCAGTAAGACACGTCATGCCGCCATCTCCTCCGCCACCCAGATCGTATGCAGCCCTTGCAATACCGGCCAGAGCCGATCTGCTTCCCATCCCCACCAACCTGTCGACGGATAGGCACCCTGCATCCACACCAGCCATTCCGCGAACAGCTCGAACTGATGCGCCTGCGCCACGTAACTGAGACAGCGGGCATGCCAACGACAGTACACGTCCTTCCCTTCCAGCACCGTACACACCGGCATCTGACAGGCCTCATTCCATGCACAGAGCCGCCAGGTCATGCCGGTCTTAGGACTGATCACCGTGCGCATCTCACAGCGCCTTCCCTACCAACCCACTCAACCGTTCACGCACCTCATCCGGCATCGGTACAAGCTCCGGCGTGGGTTTCGGCAGCGCCTTCACATGCTCGGCATTCACATGCTGGAGCGCCGTCTTGAGTTCCTGCACGCTCGGCCAGTCCTTCCCCTGCGCGTAGAGCTCCGCCACCTGCATCCAGGCCGCGCCCTGCGCCCATTTCAGCTTGTCATAGTAGAAATGCAACTGAGCTTTCGACTCTTCACTCGGCACCATCTCACCAGTCCGAGAATCTTCAACGAGCCCGCGATAGCGCCAGCCCCACGGCTGAAGAATCAGCAGCTTCCAACCCTTCGCAAACTCGCCCATCGGCATCACATAGCGCTCACTCATAGCAGCTCCACCAGGCTTTTCGGTTGCGCCTTCGGACGATCGAATCGACTCAGCGCTTGCCGACCTGTCGCCCATTCCGTTCGCAACTTCTCCGCGTCCTGCAGCAGCAAATTCACCGGATGCATCTTCTCCGCATACCAGCTCGACCGATGCGTCACGTAGAACGACGCCACGAGCGGAGCCTCCTCGCCCCCGAGCTTATCGACCACCTTGCACAGCATCGCGCTTACCGAGCGATTGCGCACCGGATCGACCCGGTACCGCGTCCGGTACGCTCCCGCATACGCCTCCCAGGTTGCCGCACTCTTCACCACCGGTCGGGCTTCGTCGTCCTCGACAGGCCCGACATCTCCATTCCCTTCCTGTTCCCTTCCTGTTCCCTTCCTGTTCCCTTCCCTTCCTGTCGTCTCGACTGCTTCCCCATCGCTTCTCGGGTGCTTCCCCGTTGCTTCCCCGTTGCTTCCCCGTTGCTTCTCGGGTGCTTCCCCTTCAATACCAACCGAAGGCGGCGCAGGAAACTCCTCACCCGCATGGGCTTCTTTCCCATTAATTCTCTGATGTTCCGTAAAGGTGGGAATGAATCCATAAACCCTTCCTTCAACTTCATACCGACGCAGGTAACCGTGCCGCTCAAGAATGCCCAGCGCCTCAGCCATGTCAAACGGCAGAAACGGGAGAATGTCCAGCTTGAGCGTGCGCGGTTTCCACTCAAACCGCCCCCCCTTGTCGCAATGCCCCCACAACCCAGCAAAGACAAACATCGGATACGTGCCAGGATGCTGCAGCTCTAACTCCTGCAACCCCTCATGCCGAAAGAAACTGGGCTTTACCGTGCGAATCCGAGCCATAACCATCCATCCTTCCGCCGGGCCATCACGCCCCTCACCGCATCTGCATCAGCCAATAATTCAACTGCAGCACCGCGAACCAGTAGCCCACATTCCGCCAGTGGCCTTCCCAGGCGTACGCCGCACCCGCCGCCACATTCAGCACCATCGAGACCGCCAAGACATAATCCCCGATCCTCACAAAAACCTCACAGGTTCGCCACTCAACCGCGTTGCCCCCATCTCACAATATGCAGGGTTTAGCTCCACTCCAGTCGCCTTCCGATTCAGCCGCTTGGCTACCAGGAGCGTTGTCGAGGCCCCCGCAAAACAATCAAGTACCGTATCTCCCTCTCTCGATCCCGCCAGAATGCACGGCTCAATCAGCTTGGTTGGAAAGGTGGCGAAGTGGGCTTCTCGATAGGGTTCTGTGGCGACGGTCCAGACAGAGCGCTTATTGCGTGATTGGTACGCAACATCCGAAACCTTCAACAGGCCAGCCTTCGTCCTGTGTTCTTCTGAATCTGATCGCTCATACTCAGAGACGCCTTTGTGGGTTCGGTTTTTCGATGCTCGCCCTAATTGATGTTCGGCTGTTTTCCCTGTATGAAATTCAGACCCGTTCCATCCGCCGGCGGATTCTTTTATAGCGTCAGCGTCGTAGTAGTACCGCTCGCTCTTGCTCATCAGGAACAGGTATTCATGGCTCTTGGTGGGCCGATCCGTGACGCTCTCCGGCATGGGGTTCGGCTTGGCCCAAATGATGTCGCTGCGCAGATACCAGCCATCAGCTTGTAGCGCGAAGGCGACACGCCAGGGGATGCCGACGAGATCCTTAGGTTTAAGTTCAGGCGTTTCTTGATTGCTACGAATCACACCATTCACCGCGCCGCGGTTCGTTGATTGTTTCCAGTGCGTTCCTTGAGAATGATGCCCGTCTCCATTACGCCCCTTGCCGCTGCCTGCATAACTATCCCCCAAATTCAGCCACAGCGTCCCGTCCGCCTTCAGCACCCGCTTGACCTCACGGAACACCTCAACCATCTTCGCCACGTACTCCTCTGGCGTTTTCTCAAGCCCTAGCTGCCCCTCTACCCCATAATCACGCAGGCCCCAATAGGGCGGACTCGTCACACAGCATTGAATGGACAGTTCCGGCAATTCCTTCAGGACTTCCATTACATCCCCATTGAGAAGGCTCACGGCATTGTCACGATAATAACCGCTCATCGCGTCCCTCCCTGCTTCAACGCGGCGAGGATGTCGGCCTTCGCTTGGTTGTACCCATTCTCCACCGTCTGCCCGTCCTCTGGATCGCATTGACACTTCTTCACCAGCCGCACAAACTCATTGTGCTGGCGGGAGAGGAGCTTTATCGCAATCTCAACCGACGTTAGCTCTTTGTCTGTGAATGCCCTTGCTACTCGTGCATCCCACCGCTTACTCGGCATCCGTGCCATGTGGGGCCTCCTGCACCTTCGCCGCCCGCTCCATGCCCTGTCGTTCCGCGACGGCCAGGGCCGCAGCGATAATAGTATCCCACTCAGCATCCCACTCGGCCCTTACAGCATCTTCAATATATTGGCGCGTGTAATTACGCCTCCCCTCCATATTTCGCATTAAGACTTCCCTTAACGCCCTGGCCCGCGCTCGCGTGTCGGTCATGGCTGCACCCCTAGATTCATTGCCCTCAAGTCCCCTTGCGTATCCCTAATAATCAACGCTCGGTAGATAGTCCCGGTCAT